TAAAGATTGGACAAAGCACTAGGTTTTGATGGCGCTGCACCTGCACCCAAATCTAAAGCAGCTGATATTACTGCTGAAGATACATCTATCATTGATAAATCTATTGGTGAAGATGATGAAGATTTGGATTATTTCAAATCCCTTGCGGAATCTAACTGATTCTAACCCATGCCATGCAAGTGCTACCCCGGCCTCGTGCCGGGGTTTTTTATGCGTAAACGGATGACACCAATGCATCAACGATATTTTTATCGTATGCTGATGCTGGTTTTCCTGATGGCGCTGCTGATGCTACCGTAGTTCTTTGTGAATTGTCAACAACCACACTTCCTCCACCACTTGTTGTTCTTCTGCCATCTGCAACAGAAGTAGAAGCAGAAGCTACCATTGTGCCACTAGAAGGTGCAGATGAAATTTGTTGGACAGCAGACACTCTTGCTGCTTGTGCGGTCTTGCCACTTGCAAATTGTAAAAATTCTTCGTTAGAACCTGTTTTAATATTTGGATTATATCTCAAAACATCTGCTTTTTGTTTTTCAGATAATCCTTGGCCACTTAAAACTCTTCTTGCTCCTTCTGGTCCTAAAAAGTGAGCAAGATATAATTCATCAACGCTTGCTGGATCTGCTGGATTAATTTTAAGTGTTGCTGCATTTTCTTTTGTATACTCAGCTGCCATTAAAGCAGAAGCACGATTATTATAACGAAGATTTAATTGTTCTTGTCTCGTCATAGTGGAAGGATCATAACCATATTTTTTACCATGCTTTTGAAGCATTGATAGCCATGTGCTTTCAATAAATTGGAATGGCCCTCTAGCGGTACTTTTCTTATTCTCTACTAATTTACCTAAATTAGATTCTATTTGGCCAAATATAGCAAGAGTTTGAGCTGATACACCAGTTGCAGCAGCTGCACTTGTAATAGCATCACCAATTGATAAATCTTGTGATGGTGTTGTTGGAGTTTCACCTGATACCACAAATCCACCAGTTCCTGTTCTGATTGGTGCACCAGAACCACTTACAACAGAACCGGCAGGAACAGCTTCAATTGAAGGAGTTATTGGTGTTGTTGAAATAGGAATTGGTTGAGATAATCCTAATCTTCGTCTTTCTGCTTCACTTTCATCTGGCATTCCTCTTAAAGCATCTCTTCGGTCCAACTCAGCCGCTGCAGCTCTAATAGCAGGATCTTCAGAAGCTCTCATATTTTCACGGACTTTTCTTAACTCAGCGTCCGTTGCTTCTGGAACTGGCGCTGGTGTTACACTCCTTTGTTCAGGTGTATAGCCTCCTTCTCTTTCCATTTCACCAATAGTTCTTTCTTCACCTGAATCTCGTTTAATTAAAAAATAAAATAAACTTGCTAATCCTGCAATACCTAAAGCCGGTAAAACAGCTTTTGCAAGAAATGGCAAAGCCTTAGCTAAAAAGCCAGATACTCTACCAGCACCAGCTGCAGCGCCAGCACCGCCTAAAGCACCAAGTAAAGCATCGGATATGCCAACAGTTTCAACATACAACGCTGTTTCTTTTGATTGACCATCTCTTTTTTTAACACCACCTGTAACACCAGCAAAGCCAGATTTTCTAGCCATTTTTGAAAAAGCAGATTCAAATATTGATTCTCTTTCAGCTGCTCGTCTGAAAAACATATCAGCTTTAGTCGCAGCAGTGCCACCTTGTAATTTTACTATTTTTGCTATATTTTGCCGCATTAAATTCATATCTCGGGCCATTGCAGGCAAAATCATTGTGTTTTTTGCAGTCATTTTTGAAGCAGCAGAAATAACAGAGAAAGCACCCGAATCTAAAGACAAAGCGGGTGTTGGTGCAGCTGGAGTTGTTGCTCCTTTCATTGGTTTTGTTGCACTATATGACCTTAGAGCAGGAAACATTGTAGCAATAACACCACTTCGGTCAAAGATTTGGCGGGGATCTAATCTTTCACCTAATCTTTTTCCAACAGCTGAACCGATGTTACCACCGGTTTTCACTTCTTGTTTGTAAATTTCTGCTAAGCGTGACATTTATTTTTTTGCCCTTTGTTGCATTTTAATCTTTTCGTTTTCTTCTTCCAAATATTTAATTAATAATGTAAGATATATTTCCCTTTCCCACGGTATCATATTTTCTAATTCTGTCAAACTATATTTGTGGTGTTGCATCATGGCAAAGTTAGTTTGATAATAGTTACTTAAATTATCGTGTGAAAGGGTTAGATGAAAAAATTTTGTAGACCCTCCACAACAATGTTTTCTTTATAACCACATTTACGGCAATTAAAGTTCAGGTTCTTTTTAATCTTAGGCGTGGTTTCAAAAAACTGTTGTATCTTTTCTAAATCTTTTTGTTGCAAATTGTCAATAAATTCTACCAATTCATCTTCAGAAACATCTTTAGCATAATAAATTTGGTCACTATCAAAAATGTGGTCAATACATTTTGTCAACAACTCCATCAATATTTCATTTTCATTTTGACCTTTTAAACCTGCAACCGTTTCAAATGTTGGGTATTTCATCATAATGCCTAACTTATCGTTTAACATTATCTTTTTTGTGTGGTTTGGGTTCTTATCTGGTAATATCTCCAAAAGATTTACCTCAAACTTTTCTAATGAACCACAAACTTTCTCTTCTTTTTCATCTGATACTTTATTATTGCAGCGATACTGAAGATTTACAACTTCGTTTACAGACCTAGCTCTTAGGTTTAAAAAAATGTATTCTAAATCAAAAACAGGTAAAGTTTCTACATCAATATCATCAAGTATGCAATTTTTAGATATTTGTTTAACTACATTCAGAGCATCTTTTGGATCTTCTGATTGTGAAGCCATCAATAAAAGTTTTTGTTCTTTTACAAGAAACGGTCTAAAACGAACCGGTTTTCCTGTTGAAATAAGTTTCAATTCATAAATTGGTACATCAATTTTGGGTAACATAATAACCTCGCTTGTTTAATTAAAATGCACGGCCGATAGGTAACTTTCTTGCAGCAACTGATCCAAATAGTGCCGTTGCGGCTGATGCTAAATTATAGTTTCCGTCATAGATTACTTTATACTTTTGATACGCAAAGCTAACTTGTAAACGATGAAAGTTTTCTTCTGACCAACTTAAAGATTGTGGAGCAATACCTACTGGAAAAGCATCAATGAGTTCAATTGCATAAATTTGTTTAATGAATTCATCATACTGAACAATTTTAATGTTTGACAAATATCTGGTATTATTACCTTTTGGATACCTTAAATTATTTGTGTCTGTTGGGTGAATTGCTTCCATCCAACGGTCAAAAAGTTTTCTTTCAAAAAAATCATTTGTGCAAAGAAAAGTAAAACTCATATCACCATATTGCGTTTGATATGGAACTTTAAATGTCGGGCCATATATTTTTACATCGGCAGTTTGTAATGTTTTTCCAGGTAGTTCTGCTGTTTCACATTGTAGAGCCAAATATCTGGATAAAGAAGAATTAGATGTGCGAGAATATTCATCTGCTTGACCGTTACGACCAAATGCTGAACCTATAGCATCCGAAACATCAGTAAAAACAGAATTTGGAAAGTTCAATATTTTTTCAATAATTGAGCTTCCAACAAACTGACCAATGTAAGGCGGAATAGGAAGTATGACTTCAAATCTTGATGGTTTTGCTAATCCATCTTTACCACGAATGTTTGCTAAAAAAAGATTTGGTGAAAATGACATTTAAAATTTCTTTCGTGATTCGGCGTAAACTTTGCTTTCAGAAGCGTTTACAAAAGTGTCCATTGGTAATAATGCAGCAATATCCCATTCATCAGCAGATATCTCTAAAAATCGTGAAGTAACATGAGTGTAAAGATATCTCTTGATGCACGGCATAGCCTCAAATGCTGTTGATGCTCGTCTGAGGTAATCATAACTTAATCGTAATTTTGTTTTTGCATCAAATTTTTTATTTGACGCTGTATCACTTAATTTGTCCAACAATATGATTCGTTGCCTTGGGTGAATGTAATGCAAGTTCAACCCTAAAAAACCGTCTCGGTACTGTTCTATTGGAATCACCAATGGGAACCTGTCGTAATATGGCATTGAATCTTTGCTTTTTGGATCATAATAGTAAAAATACATCTTTCCGATAATGGTGTTATCTTTGAGCCGCAAACGGTCACGCATAAGGGTGCTTGGATTGGCATTGAGAGAACCAACTTTTGAGCGTAACCAAGCTCGTGCTTTATTTGTGCGAGGAACATAACCTTCGCTAGCAAGAGATTGATTGATGCGGTCAATGAGATAAGCCATTACGCTATTTATCTCAAAGTCCTAGCCCTAGTTCTTTTTCGGTAATTAACATAAACTTCCATCCATGCTCTTTACAAAACAGGTCAGCAGCACGCCACTTTTCTTGGTTTATTGCATATGTGGCAACTTCTTGTAAAAACTTTTGTGTTCTACGCTTCTGCTTTGGAAGTTGTGTTTGATTAAATGGTTTGACTTCCATGACCACAGTTATTTCTTTATCAACCTGACGAATTCTTGCAATAAAGTCAGGAAAATAACGATGCACTTTTTGGTCTACGGGTGATTTGTATGGTATTGGTAACTCTTCGCTTGCCCACCAGACAACATTTGGCTGCTCATCTAGGTATTTCATTACACGAAGTTCCCATGATGACCGATATACGATGTTGGTGGCATCGCCTTTGTATTTCTTTGGATTGCGTGGAGTGAACCATCCTTTATATGACATAAATACTATCTATCTTTCTTTAGGACTTCCATATGCCATTATTCGGCTTCGGCGACATTAAATTCAACAAAGGTCAAAATACAGTTAGAGGACCATTAAAACCTCTTGTAGAAAGCAAATATGCCACTACAACTTTAAGATATCCATTGGATGTTGGTAATGCTGATAAAGGCCACTATATGGTACTTTACATTAAAAAACAACAAGGTTCAAAGTCGGATGAAAATTTAACAGAAACTAACTTTGTTGCGGCTACAAATTCAGCACTTAAAAGTCCAGTTAGCAATCTAGTAAACTCAGCTTCACAAGCAGTAAAAGGCAATTTTGGTGGTCAATTATCATCAGGTGTTCAAAATGCATTTAATCAAGTAAATAACGCCACTGGTGGAGTTGTAGGCAATTTGACAAGCTCTATTGGCAGTGCATTTAAATCAATAACTGGTGGTGTATCAAGTTTAACAAATCCATTTGGCCAAGCAAGCATCATTAACGCTAACGGTGCCGCATCACAAGAAATTAACAGAAATAATATAAAATCTCTTGTATCAAGTGGTGATATACTTCGTGGAATTAAAGGAACAACTAGAACAAATCAAGCTGTTGCTTTGTATATGCCTGATACATTGCAATTTGAGTATAAACAAAATTATGAACAATTAAATTTATCTTCAACTCCTTTAGGAATTGTTGGTTCTGCTGTTGCTGAAAAATTAACTCAGGGTGATTATAAAGGAGCTATCAATGAGGCAAGAAAAAGTGTTCCCGGCGTTTTACAACAACAAGCAAATCAGAGATTAGCAGCTGTTGGTGCTGCTGGCGGGTTTCTTGCAACCGGAGCAGTTGTAAATCCATTATTGGAAGTTCTTTATACATCACCTCAATTTCGCACTTTTCAATATGATTTTATTTTTTATCCAAGAGATGAAAGAGAAGCTGTTGAAGTTCAAAAAATCATTAATACATTACAATTTCATCAAGCTCCAGAATTCAAAGTAGGAACAGCTGGTACTTTGTTAACTCCTCCTTCTGAATTTGACATAGAGTTTTATTATTCTGGTAAAGTAAATGATAACTTGCCAAAAATTGGTAATTGTGTATTAACATCAATACAAGTAAATTATGCACCAAATGGTTTTTATGCTTACGAAGTTCCAGGTCAAAACGCTAAGATTGGCGGAACAGGTATGCCAGTTGCAATTCAAATGACTTTACAATTCCAAGAAACAACTTATCTTACAAAAAATAAACCAACCAATCAAGTTGGAATAGTAAAAGATATTACTGATCCATCTAATGCTGAGAGAGATGTTTGATGGCTAAATTTTTCAGATACTATCCAAAGACATTTTACACCAGCAATAATTCTGCTGTTGGTGTAGATACGGTTACAAATATTATTGCTAGATTTGGTTTTGAAAACTCACTTAAGCAAAACGCAAATGCTTTTTACAAATATCAAATTCAAGATGGCGATACACCAGAAATTATTGCCGATAAATTTTATGGCAATGTAGAGTTTCATTGGGTTGTTTTACTTTTTAATGATATAATTGATCCACAATTTGATTGGCCTTTGAATCAAAATAATATCATTGAATATATCAATCAAAAATATTCAGCAAATGGTGCTGCTAATACAACAGTTCAAAGTGGTATTATTTGGGCATTAAGTGAAAATAATGTTCAGGCCTATTTTAAAGTGGTTACAACCACAGCCAATGATGGCACAGTTACAACAGAGAAAATTCAGGTTGATGCAAACACCTATGCGAACATTGCTTCAAGCACAACCTCTTATACTACACAAGCCAACGAATCAGTTACAGTTGCCATATCAAAAGAAAAACGGTCTTACTATACCTATGAAGTTGATGAGAATGAGAAAAAACGAGAAATCAATCTTTTGAAGCCAGAGTTCATACCTGAAGTAGAAAAAGAATTTAAGAGAGTAATTAGTTTATGAGTTTGAAAATGTTAAAGTCAACTCAATTTGAAATAATTGAGTTGGTTCTTGTTACCAAAGGTGGTAAAATTGACATAGCAAATATCTGTGAAGAGATAAACATTTATGATACTTTGTTTTTGCCGGTAATGAGTGGTAATTTGGTAATTGGTGACTCTGTTGGTTTGTCCAGTAAACTTCTTTTTGATGGATCCGAAGCAGTTCTTATTCACATTAAAAAAGATAAAAATTCTGAAATTTTAGATTTTAAAAGAGCATTTCGCATCTACAAACAATCTGACCGGTCAATTGTTAAACCTGGATTAGAAAAATACATACTTCATTTTACTTCAGATGAATTGATTTATTCTGACCAACAGCGGGTAAATCAATCATACGAAGCCAATTATTCTAAAATTGTAGAAAGAATTTTAATTGATTATCTTAAAGTGCCTCAAAATACTTTAGGCGGCACTTATGAGTTTTCTTCTGGCATACAAAAGATTGTTATACCAAATTTAAGACCTTTAGAAGCAATTGAATGGTGTGCGAAAAGAGCTTTGGATATAAATCAATCTCCAAACTTTATGTTTTTTCAAAATGTTGCAGGTTTTAATTTTGCAACACTTTCAACATTACTTACACAACCAACAATACTTGATATTTTTTATGAAACAAAAAATATTAAAGGTGAAACAGCTTTTGATGAAATAGGCGGTGCCAGATATTTGGAAGTTATCTCTTTAAACGATAATATTGAACGAACTCGGTCAGGTGTTAATGCAGGTAAGTTTATTGGTTTTGATCCAGTTACACGGACAATCAGCACAAAAAACATATCATATGGTGACCATTATTTGAATATGAAACATGGTAATAAAACACCAAATTTCACTCAAATACAAAGCCGTGATGGCACACTTAATTCAGAAGCATTTAATTCTCGTAAAGCTGTAAGTATTTTTAATTATAATAGGCAGTTTAGCGAATACATTAAGAAAAAAGAACCAAGTTCTTTGTCACAAAAAGATGGAATTGAAAGTTGGTTGTTTCAAAGAAAAGCAATCATTAAGAATTTAATGTCCAAAAGATTAAAACTTGTAATGCCTGGCAATTTTCAATTATCGTCTGGTTTTAATGTAAATGTAAATGCACCAAT